ACAAGGCATTTCCTGGCGGGCATCTGACGATCTGCGGTGCAAACAGCCCCGCGTCGCTAGCATCGAGGCCCATTCGGGTCGTACTTTGTGACGAGGTGGACAGATATCCGGCGTCGGCGGGCACAGAAGGCGACCCGGTGACGCTGGCGCGCAAGCGCAGCGCCACATTCTGGAACAGAAAGCTGGTTTTGACCTCGACGCCGACCGTCAAGGGCGGATCGCGCATCGAAATGGCGTTCGAAGCGTCGGATCAGCGGCGATATTGGGTGCCATGCCCGCATTGCGGCGAGCATCAGGTGCTGCGGTGGTCATCTGTACGCTGGCCGCCGACAGAGCCGCACCGCGCGGCGATCCATTGCGTGGCGTGCGGCTGCGAATGGACCGATGTCGAGCGGTGGGCCGCGATAAAAAAGGGCGAATGGCGCGCCGAAGCGCCGACGAACAGCGTCGCGGGCTTCCATCTGTCGGAATTGTACTCGCCATGGTCCAGGATCGGCGAAATCGCGCAGGCGTTCATTGAGGCCAAGAAATCTCCCGAGACGCTCAAGGCCTGGACGAACACCAGCCTGGGCGAAACCTGGGAAGACGCCGGCGAGCGCATCGATGACACCGGTCTGATGGACCGCCGCGAAGAATGGTCCGACGCACCAGCCGATGTCCTGGTGCTGACGGCTGGCGTGGACGTTCAAGACAACCGCCTCGAGGTCGAGATCGTCGGCTGGGGGCGGGACGAGGAGAGTTGGTCGCTCGGGTGGCATGTCATCCATGGAGACCCATCTGCACCGGCGCTCTGGGCTGACCTAGACCGCCTGCTGACGACGCCGCTGCGGCGCGAGGATGGCGCGGAGCTATCGATTGCTGCTGCGGCGGTGGACAGCGGCGGGCACCACACGCAAGCGGTGTATGCGTACTGCCGCGACCGCTACCGGCGGCGCGTCTATGCGATCAAGGGCATGGCCGGGCCGGGGCGTCCGGTGTGGCCGAAGAAGGCGAGCAAGAACAATTCAGGACGGGTCAATCTGTTCCTAGTCGGCGTCGATGCGGCGAAGGAAGCGGTCTACGCGCGGCTCAAGATCGCGCGGCCGGGCGCGGGCTTCTGCCATTTCCCGGCGGACCGCGAGGCCGACTATTTCGCGCAGCTGACCGCCGAGACGATCAGCACGCGCTACACGAAGGGCTTTCCTGTCCGCGTCTGGACGAAGCGACCCGGCGCTCGCAACGAGGCACTGGACTGCCGCGTCTATGCCTATGCGGCGCTTCAAGCCCTCGCGGTCAACTGGTCCCGGCTGGCCTCGGCCAGCGCAACATTTCGTCGCGCGGCTCCGGCGGAGCCTGCGGCGCAGATCGATCAACCGGCGGAACAGCCAGCCCCGCCACCGGCCCCGAGGCCAGCGCCTCGACCAGCTTTCGTGCGGCCAGCCCGCGGCGGCTGGATGAACGGATGGAGATCCTAAATGAGCAAGACCAACGACTGGGAAAACGACCTGCTGCTGCTCGTTTTCAACAACACGAACGCCGCCAACATCGGCGACGCCACGGGCCTGCGCGGCTCAACCACGGCGGGCAACCTGTCCATCTCGCTGCATAGCGCGGACCCCGGAGAAGCGGGGAACCAGAGCACCAACGAAATCGCTTACACTGGTTACGCGCGCGTGCAATCGGCGCGCACCAGCGGCAACTTCACCGTCACCGCCAACGCGGTGGCTTTCGCCGCCAACGTCGATTTCCCGGCGGGCACTGGCGGCTCCGGTACCGCGACGCATTTTGGAATCGGTGTGGGGGCCAGCGGCGCGACGAAGCTGCTCTATAAGGGCGCTCTGAGCCCGTCCATCGTCTGCGGTAACGGCGTCACGCCGCGCATCAACGCCGGAACCGTCGTGACCGAGGACTGACCATGGCCGATAACGTCGCGATCACCCCCGGCAGCGGCGCGAAAGCGGCCAGCCGCGAGGTCAGCTATTCGGGCGAGACCGCGCAGATGCAGGTCGTCGCGCTGGCGACGGTCGCGGGCGCGGATGACGCGAAGACGGTCTCGGATGTTTCGGAGGCGACGCCGCTGCCGACGCAAGACAGCAGCCTCTGGTGGATGCTCAACCGCATCTACCAAATGCTTGCGTCCCCGCGCGGCTACGACAGATCGCAGCAGCGCCAGCGCAGCACGGCAATCGTCGAGAGCGGCACGATCACGACGGTCTCGACGGTAACGACCTGCTCGACGGTGACCTCTGTCACCAATCTCGCCGCCTTCGGCAATGAACAGCCGCAGATCATGGCCCGCGCGATGGCTCGCGCATCCTGGCGCGCGAACGTCCGCGCCTGCATTACCTGAGGTCGTCAGATGGCAAACACGTTCAAGAAGGTGATCGACAGGCTCGAATGGATCCAGTCGATGCCGTCTCCAAACGCGCACGCTGCCGGTACGATGATGTGCTGCGACATGCGGAGCGATGTGTCGCGTCATCCGTTCGTGCAGAACTTGATCTCGACCACGGTCCTGAACCGCTACAACATCGTCACGAAAGCGTGGCAGTTGACTGTCAACCCCGGCGTCGCTGGTGTTGCGGCTGGCGCGGCAATGGCATTTGTTCCCAGCTTCGCCGCTGTCGGCACCATCGCCGCTGGAGCGACCACGACATCGTTCACGCTCTCGACCGCGCTTGGCACCGCTGTCGGCGTGAACATGCTGGCGAACCGTGGCGGTTCCGGTGACTACGGCTTCAAGATCCGCATCACCGACACCACGGCGGGCAAGGTCGAGGAACGCTTCATCGTCGGCAACACCGCAGGCACCACGCCGACGATCACCGTCGATAACGCCTTCACCTTCACGCCTGCGAGCGGCGCGCGATACGAGCTTCTGTCGGGCCGCGTCATCATGCTGTCGAGCGGCGCGCTCGCGGCGGCGTCCTGGCGCAGCTACGAGGTCGCCACGAACACGCTGACGAACCTGACGACGACCAACCTCGTCGCCACTGTCGCCACGGATAGCGCGCTGCTCGTCATGGACGAGCAGTACACGCCCTACGACTGCGAGCCCGGCGAGGGGATGATCAAGGGTGCGTTCACATACGACACGAACATCGTATCGAGGAAGGCGCTGACTGCCACCGCGACGGGCGCGTCTTCGCTGACCGGACAGGCGACGGGCGGCGATGCCGTGGTCGTCGCGAACGAATACCGCAATTTCCAGATCCGCATCGTTCAGGACACGGGCACGCCCGCTGCGGTGGGCCAGCGGCGTATCATCGCATCGCACACCGCTGGCGCGAGCCCGGTCTACACGCTCGGCACCGCATGGACGACGACGCCTAGCAGCACGGCGAAATACGTCATCGAGCAGCCGAATTTGATCGTCCTGCGGACCAGCGGCAACACGACGACCTACACCTACAACTACACCGATGCGACCATCAACAACGGCACCAACAGCATCGCGGCGAATGCGTGGTCCACGGCGTATTTCGCCGCTGGCCCGGCGAACAATGCAGCAGGATGCCTGTGGGCAACGCTCGCCACAGCTTCAACTACTTCTTCCGTGGCGGCGCAGTGACGCTCGATGTCCTCGACATCGCAAACACGATCACCGGCACATGGACGGGTGCGATCACCTACGACGGCGCGCAGAACGCAACGGGCGCGGGCACGACTGGATGCTATGCGCCATACGGGAGCGAGGGGCGCTTCACCTATATGAACATCTACGTCGCCTCGCAGGTGAACCAGATCTACCGTTTCGACGCGAAGAACCGGGTGCTTTCGCCGCATGTTTCGACTGACTTCCTGCAGTCCGGCGGCGCTGCAGTCGGTCAGCGCATGGCGGCTTTCGCCGCGATTGACGGATCTGACAAGTACGACGTGATCCTGCTCCAGTCGCATCTTTCGACGGTAACGCAGGAATTGGTGGTCCTGTTCTGATGTCCATCGATGATCTGATCCATCTCGCGCAGAACCGTCTTTCCACGCTCAACTCTGCACGGGCGACGGCTGACCGCAACGGCGACGCGGTGCGCGTCGGCGTGCTCGATGACGAGATCGCCGAGACCGAAGCGACGCTCGAAATCCTGCGAGGCATCTCATGACGCTCGCCGCCCGCCTCGCCCAATCCGACCTCGCGGACCTGCCAGATTGGGCGGCTGCGGCCGCGCTCAACGAGCCCGACCCGACGCTCCCGGCGGTCGAGACCTGGGAGCCGACGCAGATCGGCATCGGCTCGATCCTCGACGCGCTCGGGCCGACCGCCGGGGCGACGTTCCTCGACGCCCTGGAGACCCTGGCCGAGACCACGCCGGTGGTCCGGTGGGGCTTGGAACTGATCCGGGGCTCCGGCCTCGATCTCTCCCGGCCATCGGCCCGCGCGCAGCTAGAGGTGCTGGTCGCCGGTCGCATCCTTCAGCCCGAAGAGGGCGAGGCGCTGCTGGCGCTCTCGCGGCGCACGCGGCATCCGTCGTGGGCCGAGGCCAATGGTGTGACGGTTGACGCGCGGGCCGTTGGGCTTGCGCGCGGAGGTCGGTGATGCCCTCGATTCAGTACACGACGCCGAGGACGCGCAGCAGCAACATCCTCTCGACCGTCGCGAATTCGCTCGCGAACGGGTCGGAAAGTTCGACCGTCACCTACGACAACAGCAGCAACAAGGATCCGTATTCGATCCTGACGCTCAAGCTCGGTTCGATCACGCCTTCGACCGGCGGCTCGGTCTCGATCCGCGTGACGATCAATGACGGCACCGACACCTCCGACAAGATCGGCGGCGAGATCGTCCAGTTCCCGCTGACCTCCGGCGCGTCGGCCAAGGTCGGCATCCAGAAGGCCAACCTGCCGCCGTTCTCGCTGCGGCTGTCGCTCATCAACAACAGCGGCGTGACGCTCGCGGCGTCCGGCAACGAACTCTACGTCCGGTCCTGGTCCGAAGAGACGGTCTAATGCCGCGCGGGCTCTCGGACTACGACAGCGCGGTCATTCAGGGGCGGCTGTGGACGCCGGAGGTGTTGAGGCCCGCGCTTTGGCTTGATGCGGCGGATCTGTCCACGATTTCGGTTGCAACGGGCGTTTCGGAGTGGCGGGACAAGAGCGGCAATGCTCGGCATGCGTCGCAAACGACTGGATCTTTGCAGCCCGGCATAGCTGCCAGCACAGTCAACGGGCTGAACTCGCTATCGTTTGATGGCTCGGATGACTGGATGCAGACCGCATCGAGCAGCTATGCGGCTAGGCATTATTTCATAGCCTTCAAGTCGAACATCTCTTCAACCGGCTTCAATACATTCCCATGTCTCTACTCCGCGCGAGTGTCGCCAAATGCGAATAGGACAGGGGCTTCGGACCTAACCTCTATCATTGGATGGGATATAAACGGCAATAACTGGCAAAACGCCGCAGGAGATTCTACCCTCGCAGAGTTCAACGCGCAGCCAGTCGCAAGCTTGTCAAACTGGAACAACTTCAACACCGGCTCGCCGCCTCCATCTCCGGTAACAAATTGGGTAATTGTCGAAAACTTGATATCCAACACAGCCTCTGGAACGAAGATTTTTTGCATAGGCGCCGATACGTTTTCAACTACCGGTCGGTGCTGGAATATGCAAATGGGCGAAATGCTCGTCTTTGGTAATGCAATGTCATTGCCAGAGCGGACCGATATCGTCGGCTACCTATCATGGAAATGGGGCATCCCCCTCGCCGCTGACCATCCATACGCCAACCGCCCCCCGCTGATCGGAGACTGAGCCATGCTGCGCGTCAGGACGCCAGGATCGGCGCTGTTCGCGCAGCAGGCGGCGAAGCCGCTCAGCGGCCTCTCGTTCCTTTTCTCGCCGCTGCTGGGGCACAGCGCGGCGGCTGGATCGGCGGACGCAGTCCCGGCGGCGGGCACCGCAACCGTCTCGGCGGTCGGATCGTCCATCGCGGCGGCTGACCCGGTCGCGGCGGCAGGCACCGCCACGGTCTCGGCAGTCGGCTCGACCGCAGGCTCGGTGCAGGCTGCGGATCCGGTCGCGGCGGCAGGCTCTGCCACGGTATCCGGCGTCGGCGCGTCCACCGCCGCTTCGACGGCGACCGCTGCGGCGGGCGTCGCGACCGTGTCGGGCGTCGGCTCGACCGGCGGCTCGATCCAGTCGGCCAACCCGGTCGCGGCGGCAGGCGTAGCCACGGTTTCGGCGGTCGGGGCGGCAATCGCCGCTGCGTCTGCGACCGCAGCGGCAGGCACCGCCACGGTTTCGGCCGCTGCTACCGGCCTCGCACCCGCCACCGCCACGGCGGCGGCAGGCGCGGCCGCAGTCTCTGCGGCAGGCTCGGCAATCGTCGCCACGACGGCCACGGCGGCCGCAGGAGATGCCACGGTATCTGGCACCGGCTCGGCCACGGCTGCTGCTACAGCAGTCCCGGCCGCTGGTCTGGCGATTGTGGAAGGCCAGGGCGACATCGGCGGCACATTCAACCCGGCCCAGAGCCGGATCGTGGCGTCGGTCGCGCCAGGAAGAATCGGTCGCAGCGTTTCGACATCTCGTCGCCCGCTCTCGAAAGACGCCGGGCGCGTAGCCCGCAGCGCGTGAGGTTCACAGCATGATCCAGTGGCCCGACAAGGACGCCGATGAGGTCGTCAGGTACGGCATCGACTTCGCCGACCGGCTCGACAGCGGCGTGACGCTGACTGCCGTCACATGGAGCCACCACCCCGGCGGCATCACACACACCAGCCCATCAGTGAGCGGCTCGGTAGCGAGCGTGCGGATCAGCGGCGGCGCGACCGGCAAGGGCTACACCTTCACGGCTCAGGTCACCACAAGCGACGCGCAGACGCTTGAAGAAACCGCCGTCTTCCACATCCGGAGCCGCTGACATGGCCGCCGAGACGCCGACCGTCGAACCGACCACGATCATCGCGGGCGACACGCTGCGATGGCAGGTCACGCTGAACGATTATCTGGCGACCGATGGCTGGACGCTCAACTACGCGCTCCGCAACGCAACGAATCATTACGACATCGTCAGCACCCCCAGCGGCGCGGACCACCTGATCGAGGTCAACGCCAGCGACACGGCGACATGGGCACCCGGAGTCTACAACTGGACCTCCTACGTCGAGAGCGTGTCCGAGAGGTTCACGGTCAAGCGCGGCACGTTCACCGTCACCGCTGACCCGGCTAACCCTGTTCCGCAGGAATTCCGCACGCAGGCCGCGAAGGCGGTGGACGACCTCAGGACCGCGCTCGCCACGTTCAAGGCGACCGGCGGCCGGGTGAAGCGGTACAGCATCGCCGGCCGCGACATCGAGTTCGAAAGCCTCGGCGAAATGATGAGGCTGCTGTCGATGTGGCAGCGCGAGCTCGCCAACGAGGAAGCCGCCGCACGGCTGAACACCGGCAAAGCGTCGCCGCTGCTGCTCCAAGTTCGTCTGTAAAGGGACCGCCGCATGGAACTCAACCCGCTGAAGTGGTTTCGAGCGGGCGGGAAGCCCGCGTCCGCGCCGCGCCGCATGGTGCGGCAACAGTCGGCGGGCTTCGCTGGCGCTGCGGTCAACCGGCTGACGCAATCGCTCGCCACTTGGAGCGGCTCGGCGAACAGCGACGCCGAGAACGGTCTGGCGATCCTGCGCGCCCGCGCGCGGGCGCTCTGCAACAATCACGAATACGCGCGGCGCTTTCTCTCGCTCACCGCAACGCACATCGTCGGTGCAGACGGCCCGACGCTCCAGGTCCGCGCTCTGACGAACGCCGGGCTGCTCGACAGCGTCGCCAACAGCGCCGTCGAGATGTCGTGGTGGAAGTGGCAGAAGACGGCCGACATCGGCGGACGCATGACCTTCGCGCACCTCCTGCGCGTTACGATCAAGGCCGTCGCCCGCGACGGCGAGGCGCTGGTCCGCATCGTGCGGCGGCGCGACCTGCCGAACGGCTTCGCGCTCCAACTGCTTGAGATCGACCGGCTTGACGAAATGCTGAACAAGGTCACGCCGGACGGTCTCAATATCCGCATGGGCGTCGAGATCGACAGCATGTCGAGGCCCATCGCCTACCATGTGAAGACCTCGCATCCCGGTGAAAGCTGGGGCTGGACGATGCCCGGCTACGAGCGCATCCCGGCGGATCAGATCTGGCATGTGTTCTTGCCGGAACGCGCGGAGCAGGTGCGCGGATATTCGTGGCTCCACGCCGTGCTGATCCGCATGGGCATGCTGCACTCATACGAAGAAGCCGCCGTCGTCGCTGCGCGCGTCGGCGCAAGCAAAATGGGCTTCTTCAAGCGCGCGGCCGAGGATGGCGGCTACGCAGGACAGGCCACCGGGCAGTTGGCCGATCAGAACATCGCGGGTTCGCTGTCCGCGCAGGTCGAGCCCGGCGAGATGTGGGAACTGCCGCCGGGATACGATTTCGAGTCGTTCAACCCCGACTATCCGCACGCCAATTTCGAGTCGTTCATGAAGGGGTGCCTTCGCGGCATCGCGGCGGGCCTCGACATCGACTACGCCACGCTCGCGAACGACCTGGAGGCGGTGAACTACTCCAGCATGCGCGCGGGCACCATCGAGACGCGCGACCAGTGGCAGGTTCTCCAAGGCTGGTTCATCGACAGCCTCGTCATGCCGATCTATCGCGAGTGGCTGGCGTCCGCATTGGTGCGCGGCGACATCCGCCTTCCGGCTTCTGGCCGCGCGCTGCCTGCGGATCGGTTCGCCAAGTTCTCGGACGCGAGCACGTTCCTCGGACGCCGCTGGCAGTGGGTCGATCCGCTCAAGGACGCCGAGGCCGAAAAGGCGCTGCTCGCCGCCGGGCTGACCTCGCGCGGCCGCATCGCGGCGAAGACCGGCCAGGACTTCGACGAGATACTCGCCGAGCTGGCCGACGAGCAGGCGAAGATCGCCGCCGCTGGTGTCGTGCTCGGCGATCAGCCCGTTCAGGTCGAGGTCGAGGACAGCCCCGAGGACGAGGCCGAAGACCAGGCCGAGGACGAAACCGATAACGGACAGGAGCCCCGCACATGAAGGGCAAACAGACCCGCGTCGCCACGTTCGAACGTGGCAGCGTCGATATCGAGGCACGCACCGTGCCCATCGCATTCTCCTCCGAGGAGCCCTACGAGCGGTCCTTCGGTCTGGAGGTACTAGACCACGCGCCGCAATCGGTTCGCCTCGGCCGGTTGGCCGGAGGCGGCGCGCTGCTGCTCGATCACGATCCGTCAAGGCTGATCGGCGTGATCGAGCGGGCTTCCATCGACGAGGACAAGGTCGGGCGCGCTGTCGTGCGTTTCGGCCGGTCGGAACTCGCCGAGGAAGCGTTCCGGGATGTGCAGGACGGCATCCGCCGGCATGTCTCCGTTGGCTACATGGTCCACGACGCGCAACCCGTTCGCGGGTCGCGCGAAGTCCGCGTGACCGACTGGGAACCCTACGAGTTGTCGCTCGTAGCCATCCCGGCCGATCCCACGGTCGGCGTGGGCCGCTCGGCTGACGATCCCCAGCCTGAACTGCCGGAACCGCCGAAGGTGGCCCCGGAACCTCACTTCGAAAGGAACCAGAAAATGACCGACAACACCCAGCCGGCCGGCGCGGAGATCGAATCCGCGCGCGTCCGTTCGATCCTCGACCTCGGCGACCAGTACAGCAAATATCTGGGCGCGCGTGACGCTGCGGACGCTGTCCGCAACGGCAAGAGCGTCGAGCAGTTCCGCGACTTCATCATGTCGAAGATGGAGACGCGGCACACCGATACGTCGGCCGCTCACATCGGCATGACGAAGACCGAGGCGCGGCGCTACAGCCTCGGCCGCGCGCTGCGCGCGGCGGTGCTCGGCGACTGGTCCGACGCGGGCCTGGAGCGTGAGGCCAGCGAGGCCGTGGCGAAGATCATGGGCCGCGCGCCCGAGGGCTTCTACATTCCCCTCGACATCTACCGCCGCGATTTCAACGTCGGCACCTCGACCGAGGCTGGCAACCTCGTCGCCACCGACCTGCGTGGCGATCTCTATGTCGATGCGCTGCGTAACGCGATGGTGATGGCCGGTCTCGGCGTTCGCATCCTGCCGGGCCTGACCAGCAACATCGACATCCCGCGCAAGTCGGTCGCCTCGACCCTCGGCATGCTGACCGAAATCGGCTCGGCTTCCGAGAC